GCGATTATATTTACGTTTTTGATAACGAACCTCGCAATCGAGAAATCGTCAACCGAATATCAAAAACCATCGATAGAGGCGACAAAGTGATTATTTGGCCAACAAGTATCCAGCAAAAAGATATTAATGATATGGTTTTGGCTGGACTTAATGTTATGAATGTGTTAAAATCAAATACCTACTCAGGTTTAGAAGCAAAAATTAAGTTTAACAACTGGAAGAAAATATGAGCAACGGAACAAAAGTCGTTAAAAGAAATGGTGCTACCGAAGTATTGGAGTTAAATAAACTTCATGTAATGGTAGAAGAAGCGTGTAAAGATCTTGCTGGTGTGTCTGCAAGTCAAGTTGAGATGCAGTCTGGAATCCAATTCTATGATGGTATTACAACCGCAGAGATTCAGGAAATCTTGATTCGTTCTGCTTCTGACTTGATTGACCTGGAGCATCCAAATTATCAATTCGTTGCAGCACGTTTACTTCTGTTTGCAATCCGTAAGCAGATCTATGGGCGTATGCATGAAACACCATCTGTGAAAGATCATACGATCAATTGTGTTGAGAAAGGAGTCTACGATCCTGAAATTCTTTCTCTCTACTCCGATGAAGAGTTTGAAAAACTTGATTCTTTTATTGATCATGGTCGTGATTACTTGTTCACTTATGCTGGTCTTAGACAAGTCGTAGACAAGTATCTTGTACAAGATAGAAGTTCTGGAGAACTCTATGAAACTCCTCAATTCATGTATCTCTTGATCGCGGCAACTATTTTCTCCAAATATCCTAAAGAAACACGTTTAGATTACGTTAAGAGGTATTATGACGCAATCTCAAAGCACAAAATCAACATTCCAACCCCCATCATGGCGGGAGTGCGAACGCCACTTAGACAATATGCTAGCTGTGTCCTTGTTGATGTTGATGACACCCTCGATAGTATCTTTACTAGTGATATGGCAATTGGCCGTTATGTTGCACAAAGGGCGGGGATTGGTATCAACGCAGGCAGAATCCGTGGTATCAACAGCAAAATCAGAGGCGGAGAAGTTCAGCACACAGGTGTTGTCCCATTCCTCAAGAAGTTTGAAGCAACTGTCCGATGCTGTACTCAAAATGGCATCCGTGGTGGATCAGCAACTGTCCACTTCCCAATCTGGCACCAAGAAATCGAAGATATCCTAGTACTAAAAAATAATAAAGGAACTGAAGATAACCGTGTTCGTAAGTTAGACTACAGTATCCAAATCTCTAAACTCTTCTATGAGCGATTCATCCACAACCAAGAGATTTCACTCTTCTCCCCCCACTCAGTTCCTGGTCTTTATGATGCTTTTGGCACTGATAGATTTGACGATCTATATGTACGTTATGAACGAGATGAGTCTATTCCAAGAAAGACTATCGGAGCTCAAGAACTCATTCTGGACCTTCTGAAAGAACGTGCTGAGACTGGTCGTGTTTATATTATGAACATCGACCACTGCAACTCTCACTCATCTTTCTTGGATAAAGTTGAGATGAGTAATCTCTGTCAAGAAATTACTCTGCCAACTAAACCACTCCAACATATTGATGATGCTGATGGGGAAATTGCCCTTTGTATTTTGAGTGCTATCAACATTGGTAAGTTGAAGTCTCTTGATGAATTGGAGACCCTCTGTGACCTCTCAGTGCGCTCTCTAGACGAATTGATTGACTTCCAAGGATATCCCGTTAGAGCAGCGGAAATCGCCACCAGAGCACGTCGTTCGCTTGGTATTGGGTATATTGGTCTTGCTCATTATCTCGCCAAGCACGGTGAACACTATGATGATCCTCGCGCCTGGAAACTGGTCCATGATTTGACTGAGGCATTCCAGTATTACCTTATCCAAGCAACTGTAAATCTTGCAAAAGAAAAAGGTGCTTGCGAATATTCGCACCGTACTAAGTATTCTCAGGGTATTCTTCCGATTGATACATACAAAAAGGATGTTGATGAAATTGTTCCAAACGAATTGAAGTATGATTGGGAAGGTCTTAGAGAACAGGTTAAACAGTATGGAGTTAGGAACTCAACACTGTCCGCACAAATGCCTTCAGAGAGCAGTTCCGTTGTGTCAAACGCTACCAATGGAATCGAACCTCCTAGAGGATACTTGTCCGTTAAAAAATCGAAGAAGGGACCTCTTAAGCAAATTGTCCCACAATATCAAACTCTCAAGAACAACTATACGCTTCTTTGGGATATGTCTAGCAACCGTGGTTATATTAACATTGTTGCGGTAATGCAAAAGTTCTTTGACCAAGCTATCTCTGGAAACTGGTCTTATAATCCTGAAAATTATCCAGACAATGAAGTTCCAACTTCAGTAATGGCTCAAGATCTTTTGACTACATATAAGTACGGCTGGAAAACCAGCTATTATCAAAACACTTATGATAACAAATCTGACGAAGTAAGTGATGATAAAATACAAAAATTGGATTCGTTAATTGATCAAATTCTAGAATCAGAGGAGGAAGATTGTGAGTCTTGTAAGATTTAAAACAAATTCGGAGGAGAAACCAATGGTCGAGTCAATGACCGTTTTCAATTCCCAAGAAGTAGATACCAAAAAGCAACCTATGTTTTTTGGTCAACCATTAGGAATTCAAAGATATGATTCTTACAAATACCCAATCTTCGACAAACTAACAACACAACAACTAGGATACTTCTGGAGACCTGAAGAGGTCTCCCTTCAAAAGGACAGGGGAGATTATCAATCTCTTCGTTCTGAACAAAAGCACATCTTCACAAGTAACCTGAAGTATCAGGTTATGCTTGATTCTGTTCAGGGTCGCGGTCCTGGTATGGCGTTTGCACCATACTGCTCCCTTCCCGAACTGGAGGCGTGTATGAAAGTATGGGAGTTTATGGAGATGATCCATAGCCGCTCATACACTTACATTATCAAAAACGTTTATTCAGACCCATCTGAAGTTTTTGATACTATTCTCAAAGATGATCGTATTTTAGAACGTGCTGTGAGTGTAACTCAAGCATACAATGACTTCATTAATGGTGCTCAACATTATGGTACATCTAATGAATGGGTTCATGCATTAGAACAAGTTCCATACGCAAAAGAGGCACGATATGAACTCAAACGAAAACTGTTTAGAGCAGTTGCAAACGTTAATATTCTTGAAGGTATTCGCTTTTATGTCAGTTTCGCTTGCAGTTTTGCTTTTGGCGAACTCAAGCTTATGGAAGGAAGTGCAAAAATCATCTCACTGATCGCCCGTGATGAGAATCAACATCTGGTAATCACTCAGAATATTCTAAACAAATGGAAGGAAGGTGACGATCCAGATATGGTTCAAATTGCTAAAGAAGAAGAGCAGTGGTTCTATAAGACCTTTGAAACTGCAGTCAATCAAGAGAAACTTTGGGCAGAGTACCTGTTCAAGGATGGATCGATGATCGGACTGAATGATAAACTTCTGCAGCAGTATGTTGAGTGGATTGCAAATCGTAGAATGCGGGCAATTGGACTCAAACCTCTATATGATATTCCAGCAAAAAATAATCCACTTCCTTGGACAGAGCATTGGATTTCTTCTAAGGGTCTTCAAGTTGCCCCACAAGAAACAGAAGTTGAATCCTACATCGTCGGAGGAATCAAACAAGATGTTACCAAAGATACTTTCTCAGGATTCCAATTATGATGAATGGTGCGAACAGGAAATCCTGAACGCATATAAAGAAGCGGCAGAATCTGATGAATTTCTGTTCGGTGATTATGATTACATTAAAGAATGGATGGAGGGTCGCTAAGACCCTCTTTTTTTATAAATAAAATTATAGAAAAATAATAAAAAAAAAATGTCTAGAATTACTGGAACTGATGCTGCTAATTTAATTGAAGCATATAATGCAGTTTATGTTTCTAATGAAGAAGTAGAACTTACCGAAGAACAAGTTCAAGAAGATTTTGAGAACTGGGTAAATTCACTCGTAGAAGAAGGTCATGACCTGAGTGAGTATACCTGGGAAGATATGTATGAGGCATATCTGGATGAAATTATTAGACCAACTACTGGTCAAATGACTGCTGATCGTCGGGCAGCGCAATCTCCAAAACCAACACCAACACCAGCACCATACAGACCTGGTGGTGGAAGACAAGAGTATAATCAGAGAAGATCTGGTACAGGTCAAATGCCACCACCAGCAACTCCTAGAACATCTGCTGAACCATATCAATCTCGTTTTGCTGGTGCTCGTGATGCTGCTTTTGCTAGAGCAAGACAAATTCAAGGTTCTCCTGTAGTTGGCCCAAGAACTGCGGCACCTACACCTACAGTACCTGCAAGACCTGCAGCAACTGCCCCAGCAAGACCTGCAGTACAATCACAAAAACCAACTACTACTCCTGCTCCAGTAAGAACTCCTAATCCTTTGATGCAGGCAACATTTGGTTACCAGACTGGACAAGCACCAAGTCAAATTGCAGCAACCAGAGCGGCAACTACAACCGCTGCAAATAATTTATCGGGTACAGGAGCACTTGCAGTTAGACCTGCAACAACAACTCCCGCTGCATCTGCACCAAAACCAAATACACAACAACAGATTAGGCAGCGTAGATTAAATATGGATCTTGACCTATTTGATATTGTTCAAGGTTATCTTCTTGATGAAGGTTATGCTGAAACTGAAGAGGCAGCGGCAGTTATTATGGCAAATATGAGCGAAGAGTGGAAGCAGAGTATTGTTGAAGCATATGGTTCTTTCGGTGCTAATATGGCTGGTGCAGAACTCCAAAGAAGACAGACTGAAAAAGTCCGTCAGCAAGAAAGAGAAAAAATTGAGCAAGAAAAGAAAGGTGGATCTGGAGCATCTTCTCAGGTAAAAGGTGCCTGAGTCCACTTTCCAAATTATCACTGAAGGGGGGTCATTAAGACCCTCTTTTTTTATAAATAACTAAAAAAGTAGAAAGAAGATGAAGTCTTTTAGTCAGTTTTTGAAAGAAGAAGAAGCAAGACAGGGTAAATTATTCACAAGTAAAGATAAACCACAGGATTTTAGAAATCCTAAAAAAGTTCCATTTACTGGGACTGATCCCACCCCAACACCTGCATCTAAAAGATTATCTCCAGGAGCGCCAGAAGCACCTAAATCTTCTCCTGGACAATTAGAAATTCCAGAACCAAAAACAACAAAAGTTTCTGGACAAAGAGTTAGAAGTGCTGGGGAAATGCGCCAGCCATCTTTAATTACGAAATCTGGTGGAGCACAAGATTTTACAAAGGCGGGTAAAGGTAAAGTTCCATTTACATCATCCGAACCAGTAAAAGCAACAAAGCGTCTTCCTGAAACACCTACAACAGCACCTAAGACTTCTCCCGGACAAATGGAGATTGATTTTAATGCAAAACCATCTTCTTCAAAACCACCTTCATCATCCACTACAACATGGAGACCTGGTGGAGAAAATGTAAAGCGTACATTCCCTAAACCTGCTTCAACTCCTTCAACACCACCTTCATCATCCACTACAACATGGAGACCTGGTGGAGAAAATGTAAAGCGTACATTCCCTAAACCTGCTTCAACTCCTTCAACACCTTCTACTCCTTCACCTTCTGGAGGAAAATCATCAACACCTTCACCTTCTAAAGAAAAATTACCTGCTGGAGCAAAACCAACTGGAAAATTTGGCAAAGCACTTAAAGTACTTGGCCCAGCAGCAACTGCTCTTGATGTGGGTTTAAGCACCGCAGACGAAAGAGCAAAAGGATCTGGATGGGGAAGATCTCTTGCTAAAGGCGCTGCAGTCGCCGCTGGAGGACTTGCAGGAGGCGCTCTAGGTGCTATTGGTGGAGGTGGTATTGGTAGTGCTGCTCTTGGTGCTGGTGGTGCTGTATTGGGATCACAGGCGGCAGGAAAGGCATTTGATACAGTCGCTGGTGCTAATGCTGTCCAAAGAAAAGCAATCGCAACTGCAAATCGTCAAGCACAATCTGGCAGTGCTCTTAAAGGAATTGGTGGAAAAACAACTTTTGATACTAAAAAGGGAACTATGACCACTGGTTCTGGTTCACAACAAAAAACAGTTAAACTTGGTAAAACATCTGTTGTAACTGGACCTGGTGGTAAGCAAGATGTTGGATACCTTGCATATAAAGGTGGTAAAGCAGTTTATAAGAGAGCAGATACTAAGAATCTTGCTCAAACATCTTCTAATCCATTGGAAAGAATTGGTAGATCACTTTTTGCTGGTGCGTATAAGAAGTCAGATGCTGCCGCTGCTGCTAAAAAACTAGCACAGGCAAGACAATCCGATGTCGCCCGCAATAAAGCACTTGGTGTAAAGGCACTTCCCGGTAAGTGATTTTTATAAATACCTTTATAAAAAAGGTATTAATACTATAACCATGTCTAAAATTTCGCCAGATTTTATTCACTCTGTTGAATCTTTGTATGAAGAAATTAATATTCAGCATCAAGATTTCTTAAATGAAGACTCAGAATATTATGATGCTGAAGCGGCAGAACTGGTAGAAGATATTCTATCAACCATTTCAGTATCAATGATTTATGAAGGTTATAGTGCAAATGCTGTGATCGGATTTTTAGCAGATTCATCTGAAGAAGAAATCATTGAAAAGTATTTAAATTTTGATGGAAATATTCTTACAGAAAGTAAAGTATCTGAAGATTATGTTGAAGAGCAACTTCAACAACTTAATGAATTTCTTGGTGCTGCTCTTAGAATTGCGGGTGCAGGACTTAAGGCTGCAAAATATGCTAAAGGTGTGAAAGGACTTGCTCCTTTATCCAGACTTAGTTCTGGTTTAAAAGCAGCAGGAACAGCAGCAGGAAGAATTGCAAAACAAGGACCAAAAGCAAGTTCTATCGTAAGATCTACTCTTTCAAAAGGAGTTCAAAAAGTAAAAGATATTGCTAAAGGTGCAAAATCAGCATTAACAGGATCAACAGCGAAAAAAGTAGCATTGGGTGCTGCTGGATTAGGTGCTGCGGGACTTGCAGGTGGTGTTGGTGGGTATTTTGGTGCAAAATTAGCAGGTGCTGGTTCAAAACCATCAGAGAGTCCAAAACCAACTTCAACTCCTCCTGCTGCTCCAGAAGCACCCAAACCACCCGCTGCACCTGCAAAACCTTCAGGGGGTTCTCCAGCGCCTGCTTCACCAAAACCAAAAGCAGATCAAGGAACATCCAAGTACAAAGAACTAATCAAACAAGGAAAAACCAAAGAAGCAGAAAAACTAGGATTAGAAACTTGGGCAAAAGCAAATCCAAAACTTGCCGCGAAATTGAATGCTGATGGTACTCAGAAGGGAACTGGGCAAAGTGAAATGGAAAAAAGTGCAGAAGATCTGCGTAAAATGGTAGATAAATCCAAACAGCGTCAAGGTGCTTTAATGGGAGGCCCTGAAGGCCCTGGAAAAGTTGATACTAAAGCAGCAGATGATGCATTAAAGGCAGAACTGGAGAGACAAAAGAAAAGAATGGAGCAGCAAAAAAATACTGCTATGACTGCTAAAGAATCATATGAACCTTATGATATTATTTTAAATTACTTACTATCTGAAGGTCATGCAGATACTGTAGACGAAGCAAATTATATTATGTTAGAAATGGATACTGATGCAATTGGCACAATCATGCAAGAATATTATGATTATGTTCTTGCTGAAGAAATCCAAAAGTGGGTAAATGGTCTTGTAGAGGAAGGTTATGATCTTTCACAATATACCTGGGATGATATGATTGAGTATTATGTAAATGAAGCAAAAGAGGATGAAGAATTAACACCACTTCAAAAAATTAGAAAAAGAAATAAGGCATATGCTATTCCCGGTGAACCAGCAGGTCAACAAACTTCAAATCGTAGAGCAGAGCGTTCATCTCAAAGAGGAGTTAAAAAACAAAAAAAAGAGAAAAGTGCTTTTGGAACCATGAGACATGTTGGTGGTCCATATAAGTAATTTAAGAAGATTATAACATCTTCAAAGGGGGCTTGACAAGTCCTCTTTTTTTATGTAGACTACCTTTGTCCCGGTTGAAGATAAGGCCTTAGCTAATCTTAGAAGACTTTAGAACCACTCCATAAATTCTTTCAGATTCGCTCATATAAAAGGTTCCACCGATATTTGTATTGTAATATTCCTCACTCATAAGTACATTGCGATTAAACTGTTCATAAGTTTCATAATAACTCATAGATTTTTTATGAGGACATAGGTAGAGAATTTCGCGGAGAAAATGTTCTTTACCTAATTTTTTAACATCCTCATTAAGTTCATCACAGGATCCAAAATAATTTTTCCAGTCAGATTCTTCTGTCTTTCTTCTTCCTGTTTTTTTATTTTTTTGTCTTGTCCAGAAATGTTTTTTACCAATATACTTTTTATTATTTGTAAGATTCGTAATTATATAAACAAACCCTTCCATTCCTTTGGGAACATCGGTAAAAACCATTCCATTATATTGCCAATCCATAAGAAACCCTTATTTGATTATTTAGAGTTGCATTTGGTGGAGGACGGTGGTAGACTGAACAAAGATGATGATTTTCTAAATACTATGGTAACTCTTGAAGTCACTTTAAAACAATCACATGATTGGGCAATTGATCGTATGCATTTCCTATGTGACGAAAAAAATATTGAAGATGCCCATGCGATTCAATCCGAATTTAGTGAATGGTTAAATCCAGATATTCTTGAGCATGATGTTTTCTCGTTAGAATACATAGGAGATTAAAAAAATGAAAGTAGATATTCATAACTTTTTTAAGTTTTATGATGATAAAAATCCCAATCATGTAAGAGCAGTTCAGATTCTTGAAGATACTCTACCTGCATCATTTCTTCAAGATGATTCTGAATGGGTAAAAACTTATCGTACAAAATCACAACCTTCAACTTCAAATGTTTTGTCGGTTCCTTTCTTCCCACAGACTGATAATTTTAGGGATCCAAATAGAACTTGCAATTCTTCTTCCTGTGCAATGTGCCTTGAGTATTTTAAACCAGGCACACTTCTAGGACCAAAAGGCGATGATGCATACATTCGCAAAGTATTCGCAATTGGTGATACGACTGATCATGCAGTCCAGACGAAAGTTTTATCGTCTTATGGTGTTGCTTCACGATTTAGTTACAATCTTTCTTTTGCTGATCTTGATAGGGAGCTTGCCGCTGGCCGACCTGTTATTATCGGGATTCTTCATCGGGGTACTTTATCTGCACCTACTGGTGGGCACATGGTTGTAGTAATTGGTAAGACTACTTCTGGTGATTATGTTGTTAATGACCCATATGGATCTTTGAATGATAATTATACTGGACCTGTTACAAATGGAAAAGGTGCAGTATATAAGAAGTCTGTATTGGAGAGAAGATGGACTCCTGATGGACCAACTTCTGGGTGGGGGAGAATATTTGAAGCAAAAAAGTCTTAAAGTCTACTCCCATTTTAAATAACAGTGAATTATCTTCTAAGGGAGTGGAATTGATAAAAGAATTTGAAGGATGTCATCTAAATGCATATCCAGATCCACTAACTGGTGGACTTCCAATTACAATAGGTTGGGGAAGTACTAGAGATTTTAACGGAGAATCTTTCAAACTTGGTAGAAAGATTACTCAAAAATATGCTGATACTCTACTTGAGTTTGATTTGAAAAATAGATTTCTTCCATCACTTCAAAGAATTCCTTATTGGAATGAGATGAATGAAAGGCAACAAGGAGCACTGCTCTCTTTTGCTTATAATCTTGGTGCTAATTTTTATGGTTCTTCTGGATTCAGTACTATCTCCAGAGTTCTTAGAGAAAAGAAATGGAATGAAGTCCCAGCAGCATTAGAACTTTATCGCAATCCTGGTAGTAAAGTAGAAGCAGGACTTTTAAGAAGAAGAAAGGCAGAAGGAAAACTTTGGAATTCCTAATCTTCTACTTTAGTTCTTAATGCAATTACTGTAGTTAAAATTGATAATAAAACCTCATATCCTCTTCTTTCAGATTCTTTGCAATCTAAAGGAGGAGGATTTTTTAATCCACCAAGAACATTTGCAGTAATAATTGATCCAGGAATCATAAAGTTACAAGCAATAAAATTTAATCCAACAAATCCAACTGATGCAAAACACACAATAAAAATAAGTTTTGTTAAATTAATTTTCATCTTTTTTCTTGATGATGAATCCAGGTTTTAAGTTCGTTAAGGTATTGTCTTAACATATCTGCTTTTTCTAGATGCCACAAATTACCACTCTTGAAGTACTCATGAGTGTGATTATCTATTGCCTTCAATATTTGATGGATTGGTGCGTTCCAAGGTTCACGCTTGGGTGTATTCCATTCGCGTGGCATATTATCTTACTTTTTCTTACCGCCGTTTTTTGCTTTCTTTGCAGTCGCATTACCTTGGTTTTGCTTACTACCTGCAGAACCTTTTTTACCTTTATTTCCTGATTTTGCCATTGGTATAGAGGCATAACAATATATTTATGTGCCACTTTATAAATTGTCATACTTGACAAAACCTAAATATTAACTTATTATGAAAAATCCCATTACAGGGATTACATCATGAGATTTTGATGTGATTTTAGAGCCTAGGAGATTGCCCCTTGAGAGAGGGGAAGTGCGCTTTCTCTATTAGGATGTAGAGTTCAATCAGAGTTAATGCTAAATTTCTTTACAGTAACCCTGCCTCTTCTGGCAACGGTTACAACCACAACGGCATCACTGCCATTCGTCAACTACAAGATGCAAGGACCTCCACCACCAGTGGAACCAACAACCAAACCATTTGCTATTATCAAAGAGTTTGATCTTGTAGATGAAAAGAAGACAGCAATCCGCGAGGTTGCACTACCAAAACCAAAAGAGAAAAGGTTAATTTGTAAAGGGTGTAATCAACATGAAAATGCTACCCTGGCATTCTTCCAGGATCGTGGTATTAAAGACAGAAACGCCCTTGCTACCATTATGGGCAATATTCGTCAGGAATCTACTTTTGTTCCTAACATTTGTGAAGGTGGTAGCAGAACCAGTTGGGGTAACTGCGGTGGCGGTTACGGACTGATTCAATGGACATCTGCCAACCGTTATTATGGATTGGGTGATTTTGCTAAGAAGTTTGGTGGTTCGCCATCATCACTTCACACGCAACTTCGTTATCTGACGACTGAAGTTCAATGGCAACGAATTGAAGACCGAATGAAGACTCCTGGTAAGTCTATCAATCGTTACATGAACTATGCGTATAGTTGGATTGGTTGGGGGCATCATGGTGCCCGTACATCTTATGCACATGACTATGCCAACCGACTGATCACGGTAGAAGTTTGATATATAAGGGGAAGAAACACATTCCCCTTTCTTAATAAAATAGTTGAAAATTATGAATGATCAACAACAACATCTTGCAAATCTTTTGCAGCAACAATCACAATTGAACGAACAAATTTCAAAAAACAGAGAACTGTTTTGGAAAATTCAAGGAGCAATTGAATATCTTCAACAGATTGGAGTAACTCTTCCTGCACCAGAAGTGGCAGAAAAAGAAACTGTTGAAGAATAGTATGTTTAAATAGTACAATTAAAGGAGATTATTATGTCCGTATCACAAGAACTACTGAACGCTGTTGAAGCTTGGAAAGTAGAAGACGAAAAATTTGCTGCTGGTAATAGTGCAGCAGGAACTCGTGCTCGTAAAGCACTTCAAGAAATTGCTAAACTTGTCAAAGTACGTAGAACCGAAATTACTGAAGAAAAAAACGCTCGTAAAGAAGCAAAGGGTTGATATATAAGGGGAGTGTTGCAAACTCTCCTTTCTTATGTTCAATTTTAACTTCGGTAAGAAGAAACCAGATAAAAAACAACTCATAATACTCAGTATCGTATTATCTTCTATCATTGCAACACTCTCACAATGCACTGGAGCATCAGAAGATGGACTTTGGGACTTATTGGATGAAATTCAGAGAAAGTATTTCCCACAAACTATTCTCAATGAGATTTTTATTCAAGATCCTGACAAAGTAGAACGCAGAGTCAAACGTGATGTTGACCGAGCACTGGATGAAGCGATTCCAGAATATAATCGCATCATCGAAGAAGCAGACCGTAGATATAAACCACGGTATGTTGAGAAACCACCAGACGGCAGTGAGGCACAGAGACTGCTTGGTGGAGAAATGAGAATCTGTGCTGTATGGGTTGACGACTGCCCCAAGCAGTAGTATAATATCAGAGTTGAGAGATCAACTGCGACACTCCCCTTCGGTAGGTTCAGGAGTGGCGGCGATAGGAACCTACTTATGTCTCAGTAGCTCAGTCGGAATAGAGCATCTGCCTTAAACATAAATGGAGCGTCATAAAGGAAACTTTATGAATGTAACTTCTCAAATTCGGGGAACCCTTTAAAATGGCAATCCCGAGCCAAGCATCGTTAGATGAAGGTGTAGAGACTTTACGGGAAGTGCCTAAGTCCTTTGGGATATGGTAAAGAGAAAGTCCAGACCACAAACAGAAATGGCGGAGAAATCCGTAGTGGTAAGCTAAGCAGTTGGTCGGGGGTTCGAGTCCCTCCTGAGACGCTTTTTGAACCTTAGGTATTATAAATATTAATAACTAAAAGGTTCCATTATGAATAAATGTTTATTCTGTAAAGAAGAAACAAAAAATCCAAAGTTTTGTGGGAGAAGTTGTGCTGCTTCATATAATAATAAAATAGCACCAAAAAGAAAACCAGAACATAAGTGTATTGATTGTGAAACTCTCATAACAGCAAATCGTTCTCGTTGTAAAGAACATTATTTGTTGTGGTTAAAAGATAGAGAAGTAAAGGATATGACACTTAAAGAAGCAATATATGAAAAACATCATAAGTCTTCTGCTTTTGCGTTAGTTAGAACCCGAGCAAGAGCTTTTGCTAAAAAACTTGGTTTTACTGAATGTATTAAATGTGGATATAATAAGCATATAGAAATTGCTCACATCAAACCAATATCTTCTTTTAGTGAAGATGTTATGGTTAGTGTTATAAACTCGAAAGAAAATATAATGCCTTTGTGTCCTAACTGTCATTGGGAATATGACCATAATCTTTGGACTTGACACCATACGAAAATTAGTGTAATATATAAAAGTGATAGAGATTAAGTCCCTGATACACCCTAGAGATATATCACACTTAATCCATCATTCCCCAATAGTTCAGTGGTAGAACTCAAAACTGTTAATTTTGCTGTCCCTCGTTCGAATCGAGGTTGGGGAGTTGAAAGGGTTGGAAATGTCCGATTCTTTCAAATTCGGAGAAGTGATCCTGCGGTTCCGTCCAAGATCTCTCCTTCTCCTTTTCACTGCCCTCTAATGCAGTGAGAGTCGCAGAAAGTGTCTTCTGCGGGTGACGGGCACTCGTTACCCATTTGCCCTCATAGTTTTAGCAGTTAAAATAATCGCCTTGTAAGCGATAGTCGCGGGTGCAAATCCTCGCTGGGGGCTCTTGACATAATACTCATTATGTCTTATACTTTCTTTTGTGTGAAGGAAGTGTGCTGGGGGAGAAATCCCCCACCATTGCGGAGTTAATTCAGTGGTAGAATGGCTGCCTTCCAAGCAGTTCGTCGTCGGTTCGAATCCGATACTCCGCTTATAAAAATCGTAAAACCCGTAAAGGGCTTGACTGATCCCAAAGAAACTGTTAAGATAAATACCGTGATGTGACCGTGCCGCAACTATTTGCACGAACACTCAAATTGTCCTATAGAACAAAACAAATTTTTATGAAACTCAAACAACTGATGCTTGCACCTGTTGCTCTGGGAATGGTTGCTCCTGTTGCTGCGAATGCTGCAGATCTCAATATGGTAGCAGTCAACCAATACTCTTCTGAGCAGGTCACTAGCGTCACTCAATTCTCTGATGTTCGTCCTACCGATTGGGCATATCAGGCACTCAGCAACCTCGTAGAGCGTTATGGATGCGTTGCTGGTTATCCTAATGGAACCTTTGGTGGTGGTCGTGCAATGACCCGTTTTGAGGCAGCAGCACTTCTGAATGCTTGCCTTGACCGTGTAACTGAAGTTACTGATGAACTCAAGCGTCTTCAGTCAGAATTTGCTGCAGAACTCGCCGTTCTTCGTGGTCGTGTGGACAAACTGGAAGCACAAGTTACTACACTTGAAGCACAACAGTTTTCCACTACCACCAAACTGCGTGGTGAAGCAAACTTCGTGATTGGTAATGTTGATGATTACAAAACCAAAGGTGGTGATGTAAGCAATACTGCATTCAATTACGATCTTCGTCTGAACCTGGATACTTCATTCACTGGTAAAGATCTTCTCCGCACTCGTCTGCGTTCTGCTAACTTCAGCAGCAATCCTTTTGGTTCCAGTTCTTCACTGTTCAAACTGGATAAGGCAGACAACACTCAAGGAGATATGGGTAATACTGTAGTTATTGACCGTCTGTATTATTCATTCCCTGTGTTCAACAACAGCACCACTCTGACTGCTGGTGCTCTGGTTCGTAACACTGAAATGTCCTGGGTTCCTACTGCTTATAAGTCAAACATTCTTGACTTCTTCCAAGTTGCTGGTGCTCCTGGCGTTTATAACAAGGCAACTGGTTCTGGTTTCGGTGTTCAGTACGGTAAGAAAGGTCTGATTGCTGGTGTAAACTATGTTGCCCAAGATGGTAGCAATAGTGAAACTGGTGAATTCAACGAGTCTGGTGCTCTGAATACTCTTGCTCAGATTGGTTACCGTGGTGATAACTGGGGTGCTGCTTTCGGTTATCGTTATGGTACTGAAGGAACTCGTGTTCGTACCTACAACGGTCTGAATGGTGCTTCTGGTACTCTGGTTCCTGGTCAAACTTCCAACGGTTATGCTGTGAACGCATACTGGCAGCCTACTCAGTCTGGTTGGGTTCCTTCTATCTCTGGTGGTTATGGTTGGAATACTGTAAGTGGTACTGAAAGTGCTGCTACCGATAGTCAGTCTTGGTTCGCAGGTCTTCAGTGGGAAGATGTGTTTGTTGATGGTAACTCTGCTGGTGTTGCTATCGGACAGGCACCTACTGGTGAAGATCTGGAGAAAGCAACAATGCTTGAATTCTTCTACAAGTACCAAGTGTCTGATAACATCAGCATCACTCCTGCAATCTTCTATGCAAGCGACAACCAGCGTCTTGCTGATGATTCCTCTAACTGGGGTGGCGTGATTCAGACTATCTTCAAGTTCTGATAACACACTCATAACTTGAGTTAAAGCACTCTATTTTGGGGTGCTTTTTTATTAGGTAATGGAAACCTTAACCAAACCTTAGTGGACTTTAAGGTTTCCTTCCAGTATTATTACTTACGAAGTCAATTCACTTCTAAAAACTTTTTATGAAACTGAAACAAATTTTTGCTGTTGGTCTAGTTGCTGCTCCTGTCGCTGCTCTTGCTGGACCTACTATTAATGGTGCGGGTGCTACTTTCCCTGCTCCGATTTATCAACGATGGTTCCAAGATTATGCACGAACTACTGGGAATAGGATTAATTATCAGTCCGTTGGTTCTGGTGCTGGTGTTCGTCAATTCATTGCGGGTACAGTTAACTTCGGGGCAAGTGATGAACCAATCTCAGCAGCAGACGCCGCCAAAGTAAAGCGTGGTGTCGTTCAAATTCCTATGGTGGGTGGAACGATTGCTGTTGCTTACAACAAACCTGGTTGCACTCTGAAACTCACCCAGAAGCAAACTGTAGATATTTTTGCTGGACGCATTAAGGATTGGAAGGCACTTGGATGTGCTGCTGGACCTATTCGCACCGTATATCGTGCAGATGGTTCTGGAACTACTTATGCATTTACCAATTCTCTAGATGCTTTTGGTGGATGGAAAGCAGGTGTAGGTAAGTCTGTAAAGTGGCCCACTGGTATTGGTGCTAAAGGTAATGAAGGTGTTTCTGGTAGTATCCGACAAACTTCTGGATCTATTGGTTATGTAAATACTGGATTTGTAAAAGCAAACAAACTCCAAGCAGCAGCAATTCAAAATAAAGCAGGTAAGTTTGTTCTTCCTACTGCTGCTTCTGGTTCTGCTGCTCTGAATGGTATCAAACTGGATGCAAACCTTGCTGGTGAAAATCCAAATCCTGTTGGTGCAACTGCATATCCAATTTCAACTCTGACTTGGGTTCTTGCATATAAGACTGGTAATGGTGCTAATGCTGATGCTATTCGTAAAGCACTCAATTATGCTCTGAGTTCTAAGGCACAATCAATTGCCGATGACCTTGGATATGTTCCCCTGAGTGGTTCTATTCTTAATAGAGCACGACTTGCTGTGGGGCGTATCGGAAACTGATATAGATATGGGGGTTGACGAAACCCCCTTTTTGCCTTATAATAAGAAACGAGTTAGGAGGTTTATGTCTCTTATTTCCCAAAAAGACCGCGAAATGGTCATTGAGGCACTTGAGTATTATATTCAACGACTCAAAAAAGACAACTGTACAGAAGCATCTATATATGCTTATAATACACTTCTTCGTTGGATAGAACTAGAATATTTTAAGAATGAAAATTAATTTGTGGTTTTGTAAGGATATGAATCAGTGGCGTTGGACTTTGACCGATGACCACCGACCAATCATCAGACAAGAATCTGGACAAAGAGAAAATCTTCGTGATGCTATGAATGATGTAGCAAATACTGTAGAATACCTTCTAAGTCAATATTGACTTTTTAGGGCGAATAGCTCAGCGGTAGTAGCGTCTCTTTTACACGGAGGATGCCGGGGGTTCGAATCCCTCTTCGCCCACTTTATAAATACCTAAAAAACTGGTATAATGGAAAAATTATATAAGTTACTCTCTGATACTCAGGCAAGTCTTTTTGTTCTCTTTCAAAAGACTTGGGTTTATCATTGGAATGTAGTTGGTTCTGAGTTTTATCAATTTCATAAAGTTTTTGGCGAACAATATGAAACAATGTTTGAAGAAATTGACCGCCTCACCGAACATATGAGGTATTTGAAGATTAAACCAGTTAGCACTCTTACAAGAATTACTGAAGTTTCTCAAGTTGAAGAAGCAAATAGTTCTTTAGATGCAATGGGTATGGTTAATGATTTGATTAAATGTAATCAACAAATTGTATCTCTTCTAGGTCAGGTTGCCGAAGAAGCAGAAGTACAAAAATCTAGAGGTACTACAAATCTTGTTGATGATTTAAATGAGTCTCATGGAAAGTTTATTTGGATGTTAAGATCTTTTACTGAATGAATTACAATGGAAAATTTAAGAATTAGATGCCGATCCTGTGGTAAGGAGATAGAAGGGCATCCTACGAAAACTGTGACTTGCGGTTGTTCAAATATGGCGACAATTCGCGGAGATAAGATTTCAGCAGTTGACCTATCACAGATAGTTATGCTAAACTCTTATCATAATAAAACAAAATCTGGTGTTCTTACTAACGAAGACCTTGCCTTCCAGGAAGCAAGACGCCAACGTAAAGT